CAAGCGGCGCTGCTACCGCAGGAACGTATTTACTTTCTATTGCTACGGTTGCTGCGGGTTCATTTACTATTGTAATTACAAACGCAAGTACAGGTAGTTTAAGTGAAGCATTAACTATAAATTTTGCGACTATTCACGTTGCACAGGCTTAATTTATTTTTAATTAAAATCAGGGGGCAGTACGCCCCCTACTGAATACGAACATGACTATATATTTAAAACATCTTGACCACGGTAGTAAAGTTGCTACGATGGAACAAGAAGCAGAATATGATGAACAAAATGGCTGGGTGCGTTATACTGACAATACGCCATCTGAAGAAGAAGTGATTGCGGCTCCTGTCAATACGTTGGAAGTAAAAAGACGTCGTAAAACTATCGAGTAAAGGGTGAGTTATGGCAATTTATACCGCCAACGATCAAATTAATGGGGCGCTACGTCTATTAGGGGTATTGGCTGAAGGTGAAACGCCATCCGCCGCCACATCGCAAGATGCTTTAACCGCTTTAAATCAAATGATTGATTCGTGGAATACAGAACGATTATCAATATTTTCTACGCAAGATCAAGTATTTAGTTGGCCACCTAATGTATTAAGTAGAACGCTAGGGCCTACAGGTGACTTCGTAGGTAATCGACCTGTTTTATTAGACGACGCTACGTATTTTATTGATCCTGCCAACGGCATATCCTTTGGTATTAAGATGATTAATCAACAACAATACGATGGTATTGCGGTTAAGACAGTCACTAGCACATACCCGCAAGTCATATTTACTAATATGACGTACCCTAACATTGAGATGTTTATATACCCTAAACCGACTAAAGTGTTGCAATGGCATTTTATTTCGGTTGAGGAGTTAACACAACCCGCTACGCTTGCGACTAATATATTGTTTCCACCAGGCTATTTAAGAGCTTTTAGATATAACTTGGCGTGCGAATTTGCTGCCGAGTTTGGTGTTGAACCAAGCCCACAAGTGTCTCGGATTGCGATGGCGTCTAAACGCAACATAAAACGTATTAACAACCCAGACGATATTATGTCTTTGCCGTACAGTATTGTTGGCACACGCCAACGGTACAATATATTCGCAGGAAATTATTAAGGATAAATCATGGCTACGATTGCTATTTCAGCATTACCCGTTGCAACTTCCCAAGCTGGCGCTGATGTATTGCCGATTGTGCAAGCTACGACTAGCACGACTAAACAATTATCTATTACCGCTTTGTTTACTAGCCCCGCGCTTGTAACTCCTGCGCTTGGTACTGTAGCGTCGGGTAATATTTCAGCCTGTACTAGCACTAGTATGGTCATGGTTACACCTGCTATCGGCGCTGCTACAGGCACAAGTTTAGCTGCAACAGGCGCAATTACTTCATCTGGCACAGCAGGCATAGGTTACACAACTGGAGCTGGCGGTGCCGTTACTCAAATAACTAGCCGAACTACAGGCGTAACACTTAACAAAACAACAGGCGCAATTACATTATTTAGCGCCGCAGGAACAACTGTAGCCGCAACTTTTACAGTAACAAATAGCACAGTAGCTGCAACTGACGTAATCATTCTCAATCAAAAATCAGGTACTGATTTATATGATTTAATGGTAACTGCTGTTGCTGCGGGTAGTTTTAACATTAGTTTTAGAACTACAGGTGGTACTACTACAGAAACGCCCGTGTTTAGTTTTGCAGTAATTAAGGGTGTAGTTGCCTAAACAATGAAAACCCCGATTTTAGGTCAATCGTATGTTGCACGTAGCATCAATGCGGCAAATGCCCGTATGGTTAACCTTTTTCCTGAAGTTGTAACTGAAGGAGAAGAAACAGGATTTTTACAACGCGCGCCTGGGCTAAAGTTTTTACAGACTGTAGGTGCTGGCCCTATCCGAGCATTGTGGGCGCACCAAACAAATGGCTCAGATTTCTACGTAGTATCTGGGCAAAGTTTTTATAAGCTAACAGGCGTTAACGCTACACCGACACTTTTAGGTACCGTATCAGGTACAGGCCCCGTATCTATCGCCGATAATGGTACACAGATATTTTTAGCGTGTAATCCTAATGGTTTTATCTATAACGAAGTAACCAACGTATTTGCTAAGATTACAGATCCTGATTTCCCTGGCGCTGTAACTGTATCGTATTTAGACGGTTATTTTGTGTTTAACGAACCGAATAGTCAAAAGATATGGGTTTCTCAGTTATTAGATGGTACATCTGTTGACCCGTTAGATTTTGCTAGCGCTGAGGGTTCACCAGACGGCGTGGTTGCTCTTATATCAGACCACCGTGAGCTATGGGTGTTTGGTACAGACTCAGTAGAAGTTTGGTATGACTCAGGCGCAACTGACTTTCCTCTTACCCGTATTCAAGGTGCTTTTAATGAAATTGGTTGCGTTGCACCATTTTCAGTTGCTAAGTTAGATAATGGTTTATTTTGGCTAGGCACAGATGCCCGTGGTCAGGGTATTGTCTATCGTGCTAACGGCTACACAGGTATTCGGGTTTCTACTCATGCAATTGAATGGCAAATCCAACAGTACGGCAATATATCCGATGCGGTGGCTTATACCTATCAGCAAGACGGTCATGCGTTCTATGTGATTAGTTTTCCAACTGGCAACGCTACTTGGGTATATGACGCGTCTACGCAAGCGTGGCATGAACGAGCAGGTTTTATTGACGGTGAATTTACAAGGCATCGTAGTAATAACCAATGTAACTTTGGCGGTACGATTATTGTTGGCGATTACGCAAACGGCAATATCTACCAGCTTGACTTAAATACCTACGCGGATAACGGTCAACCTCAAAAATGGTTACGATCATGGCGCGCATTAATGCCAGGGCAAAACAATTTTAAACGTACAGCACAACATACTTTACAGCTTAACGCCGAAACAGGTGTTGGGCTAGAAGTATATCCAGCGTATGAGCCTGAAGATATAGCAACAGAAGATGGCAAAGAAATTACGGCTGAGTTTGTACAAGGTTATCTTGTTACACAAGCAGGACTAGAGTTAACTACCGAATCTAACGATAATTTTGAAACGCTTAGTACGATTAACTATCCTGAACCATATCCTAACGGCTATATTTTAGAAACTATTGGCTATGAAGCCTCACCTGGCTATAACCCGCAAGCTATGTTGCGTTGGTCAGACGATGCAGGCCATACATGGTCTAATGAACATTGGGCATCAATGGGTAAGATTGGTCAATATGGGTTTCGTACCTTTTGGCGTCGGCTTGGCATGACTGTTAAGTTGCGTGATCGTGTTTATGAAGTGTCAGGCACCGATCCAGTAAAGATTGCCATTACCAACGCTGAACTATTGCTGTCGCCAACTAATGCCTGATCCAGTTAATATCACGCAGATTCCTGCGCCTAGAGTTGAGTTAATAGATCCACGTACAGGTTTAATGTCAAGGGAATGGTTTAGGTTCTTTAACAACATCTATACGATTGTAGGCGAAAATCTAGGCATTGTTCAAATACCCAATGGCGGTACAGGATTAAGTGATTATCCTTTAAACGGTCAGTTATTAATTGGTAATACGGCGGGTAAAAAATATAACCTAAACACTTTAACTGCGGGTTCAGGCATTGGTGTTACTAACGGTGCAGGAACTATTGGTATTGCCAATACAGGCGTGTTGTCTAATGTAGCAGGCGCGGGTATTTCTGTATCAAGCGCAACAGGCAATGTCACCGTTGCCAATACAGGCGTATTGTCGTTTAGCGGGGGTACAACAGGCTTAACACCTAATACGGCTACTACAGGTGCGGTAACGCTTGCTGGCACCTTAGACGTGGATAACGGCGGTACAGGACAAACAACGTACACCAACGGTCAACTATTAATTGGTAACACAACAGGAAATACCCTGACTAAAGCCACGCTAACGGCTGGTACAGGAATAGCTATTACTAATGGCACAGGTTCAATTAGCGTAGCTACTAATGGCACCATAACAACAAATGCGCCAGTTACCAAAACGGCTAATTTTAGTGTAGCATCTACAGATACATGGTTAATAAACAATAAGACAGGCTCTACTTGCACGGTTACGTTACCGTCGCCATCGACTAACACAGGGCGGGTTTTATATTTTATTAACTATCAGAATCAATCATTAGTGTCAGCGTCTAGTAATGTTGTATCAAGGGCAGGCGGGGCTGCGGGTACAGCCATACTAGATAACGTAGCAGGTAATTGGGCAACGATTGTGTCAGATGGCACAAATTGGGTTACAACGCAAGCAGCAACATTCAACAACTTATTGCTAGAATAATATGCAAATTGAGATAAACGTCACTTACGGACAAGGGTTTTTACCTACGCTACCTATGTTTGTAAATATGGGTTTGGCTAAGATTGACGTAACGCCTGACAAGATTGTCAAGTTGCAAGATGAGTTGCTTAAAATGCCTCAAGCAAACATTGTAACTGAGCATACGTTTCTGCCAAGCATTTACGAACGAAAGATTACTGTACCGCCTTGGTGTGTTTTAACGGGGGCAGCGCATAAAACAGATTACAAAGTTCGGTTAGAAAAGGGTACAATTGCTGTTAATATTGGCACAGAAGTAAAAATACTGACGGCGCCATGTGAATTTGATGCTTGTGCTGGTGAACAACGTGTTGGTCGCGTATTTGAAGATGAGGTAGTTTGGGTAGATATTTACGCAAACCCTGACGATTGTAAAGATATAGCAGTCCTAGAAGATCGACTTTATGTTGTGCCTGAATGTGGATTAGGGGAAAATAGAGTTAAACAATTAGCGACAACAAACACAGCTAAACTTGTTAATGAGGGAGAAATATAATGGCAGGATGGGTCGCAGCATCAATAGCAGGTAGCGCTATAATTGGTAACTTAGCGTCTAGCCGAGCATCTAGCGCGCAACAGCAATCAGCAGGCGAAGCTACGCAAGCGCAGCGAGATATTGCTGATCAACAAACGGCGCTTCAACGTGAACAGTATTTAAAGCAACTTGAGCTAAACGAACCGTTTAGACAAGCTGGCCTTACTGGTCAAAATATGTTGTTAGCGCAGTTGCAAGGCCCATACGGTTCAGCTAAGTTTGGCGGTGTGCCAGGCTACGACCCAGCAGCTACTATGCGAAATTTTGGTGGCGTTGCGGGTTACGATCCAGCATCTGCTATGAGAAATTTTGGTGCGTCTGATTTTCAAACCGACCCAGGCTATGCGTTTCGTTTATCTGAGGGCATGAAAGCGCTTGACCGTACAGCAGCGTCAAGAGGTGGGTTGTTATCAGGCTCTACTCTTAAAGGAGCGCAGCGCTTTGGATCTGATCTAGCATCGCAAGAATACGGTAACGCTTACAATCGTTTTCAAGCTAATCGTGCCACGCAATCGCAAGAGTATCAAAATGCGTTTAACCGCTATCAAGCCGAACGTGCAGCACAAGAGCAAAATTACGGTAACGCTTTTAATCGTTTCCAAGCTGAACGGTCAAACACGCTTGCACCATTACAAAGTTTAGCGGGTGTAGGCCAGTCAGCTACGCAACAAGCTCAACAAGCATCACAAAATTATGCAACAGGGGCTACGGGTTCTTTAGCTAATTATGGTAATGCGCAAGCTAGTAACATTATTGGCGCAGGTAACGCAAGAGCATCTGGTTATGTTGGTGGGGCTAATGCGTTAAGTAGCGGATTAGGTCAAGGGTTAAACTTTTATCAAAATCAAAATTTAGTAAATCAATTACAAGCTAACCGTAATGTAGGTGGCGGTGGGGGCGGATATATTATGCCTGAACCATATTCATATGGCGGCGCAGATGCCTACTCAATGTAATTTTAAGGACTAATTATGGCAACTATTGATCCAAGTATAGCAATGGGGTACAAGCCCATTCAAATTGAAAATCCATTAAATCAATTGGCGGCAATGACGCAAATTCAAAGCGGGCAACAAGGCCAACAACTTAATGCATTAAAAATAAAAGAAGCGGAGCGTGAACTTGGTGAAAGCGAAGGAATCCGTAATTATTTAGTAAGCGCTGATTTAAAAACACCTGAAGGCAGGGCAGGCTTACGTCAATTTGGACAAAAAGGTTTAGCGTATGAAAAATTATTAGCTGACCAAGAAGAAGCAGAGCTAAAGCGTACTAAACTTAAAGGTGAAATTAGCGAGCAAGATAGGACTGAAAGTAGAGAAAATTTTAAAAATTTAGTGTTTAATACTTCTGATGAAAATGTTTTAGCACATCTTCAAGACAGTATTAAAAAAGGTAAAATAACCCCTGAAGCTGCCCAACAACAATGGGCGTCTGTAGCGGGAATGACACCTGAACAGCGTAAGCAACACTTTACAATGTTAAGCCTTAAAGCAGATAAGTATTTTGAATTGAATAAACCACAATATATTCAAGAAAACCTTGGTGGGGTCAACCGTGTTTCTGCGTTCCCTGGTATGGGCGGCGCTCCAACAGTTGTAAGCGAAGCTAAAAGAGAAGCAACACCTGGCGAATTATTAGTAGATAAAAGAACTAGAGAAGCCGTAGCTCGCGGCGAGAACCCAAACATTGTTGCTAATACAACTACAGATGCCGCAGGTAATGTTACCCAATTTAATAAATTTGGTGAAGTTGTTGGTAAAGTTAATGCAGCGGGTAAACCTAGCGCTACGTTTGAAAAAGCCGCTAATGTTAAAGCCGAGTTACAGAAAAATCTTGGCACAACAATTACAGAACTTAAAGACGCTATTAAACCTGGTGGCCTTCTTGAGGAATCAACCGCTAGCGGCGCAGGTAAAGTTTTAGATGCCGCGGGTAATTTTGTTGGTTATGCTACTAAAGGATCTATTGCCGCTGCATCACTAGCGCCAATTGCTGATATGGCACTTAAAATGGTACCGCGCTTTGAAGGCCCACAATCGGACAAAGATACGGCGTCTTACAAAGAGGCGGCCGGTCAGTTGGCTAATTCAGCGTTACCTGTTGCAACACGAAAAGCAGCCGCAAAAACTATTATACGGATAATGGAAAATCGTAAAAATCAATTTACTACCGAAAGTATGATAAACGAAGGTATTAGTAGCGGTGGCCCTGCATTACCGGCTGGCTTTACTGTTGATAAATAACAAAGGTTGATATGGCACTTCAAACCGCAACCAATCCACAAACAGGTGAGCGTGTCGCTTTAATTGGCGACCAATGGCAACCTATTAAAGAATCCGCAACCAATAAAGAAGGCGTTAAAGCCTTTTTAATTGGTGATAAATGGCTAACTGATCAGCCTGCGCCAGTTGAAGAAACACGCGCTAACGTAGGCGCTGAAGTACCGGCATGGGCTAAAGAATATCCTAAGTTATACTCAGCAGCCGTTAAAGCACGTCAAGTTGCAGGCCCTAGCGTAGAGATGCTAGGTGGTATGGTTGGCGGTGCTGTTGGTGCAGGCGCAGGTACTTTAGCAAGCCCTACCGTTGTAATCAACCCTGTTACGGGCGGTGTTGCTGGTTCAGCATTAGGGTACGGTATTGCTAAAGAAGGTTTGCAAGCTGCGGATGTAGCGTTAGGACTTAGGCCCCCACAAACAGTTTTACAAAGAGTACCTGCTGCTGCGGCTAACGTCGCTGAAGGCGCTACATACGACATATTAGGCCGAACTGTTGTAGGCCCTGCGATTAACAAACTAGTTAATTTAGGTTCTGCTGCGATAGGTAAAGTAGCAGATATTAACCAGTTACCTAAACAATTAGCAGGAAAAATAGCTAGAGAATCATTTGAAACACCCGCCAACGTACAGACAGGTCGTAATGCATTGCAACAATCTGTACAAGCAGGGCAAAATTTAACAGCTCAACAAGCATTGGCACAAGGCGGTATAGTTGCGCCTGGTACTCAAGCGGTATTACAGAAAGTACAAGCTAAAGTTGCGCCATCAATCCAAGCAACCAAATTGCTTCAAGATGAAGCAGCGCGTATGTCAACCATCAAAGGCGTTACACCTGATATTGACGCAGCAATTACTGCAAGACGCGCGGCGTCTCAACCATTATATAGCGCCGCAGACACGGCTGTTGTTCCTATTGATACAGATTTATTAAGTATTATAAGTCGGATGCCTGACGGTACGTTAGCAAAAGCAGCCGAAATTGCTAAGATGGAAGGACGTCCATTTATTATGGGCGCGTCTAAACCTGCGGGGGTAATACCAACAGGCGTGTTAGATGCCGCTGGCCAACCAATTACAAAACAAACTGCTGCAGAAATCCCTGAAATAACTGGTGAATCAATGCACTATATTAAACGCGCGTTAGGCGATATAGCGTATGGCCCAACAGCTACAACAGGGATTGGTCAAGACGCGCAACGTGCAGCTCGTACATTGTTAGACGATTACATTAAAGTTTTTGAAACTAAAGTACCTGAGTATGGCCAAGCCCGTCAAATCTTTTCGGATATGTCAGCGCCCGTTAATCAAGCGCAAGTGCTTAAAGAAATGGTATCGGTATTAGAAAAGCCAGGTGGAGGCGAGCGTATTGGGCCATTCTTAAATACTTTAGGACGTGGCGAAGAAGCTATGCTTAAACGTGCCGGTGGTCGTGGCGGCCCACGCTTTGAAGCACTTAATGAAGTATTGACGCCTGACCAGTTAAAAGTAGTAAAAGAAGTTGCAAAAGAACTAGAAACACAAGCGTCTGTTGGTAAACAAATCTCACAAGGTCAGCAACGCGCTACAGAATTGCTTAAAGATGAGTTACCTAACTACCGTCTACCCAATGTGTTCAACGTAATTGCAACAACCGCCAATAAATTTTTAGATACTTTAGGCGTCAAAGTAGGTAAAAAGACACTCATTGAGTTAGCTAAAGCAGGTGAAACAGCTAAATCATTTGATGAATTACTGGCTACATTACCCGCGCAAGAGCGTAGTAAAGTATTAAAAGCAATAAATGATCCTGCAACATGGAAAGCCGTTGTACCCGCTACCGGCAAAGTAATGATGGGTATTGAAGGCAGATTAAGCACACCAAACGCTACTGTAACGCTAGGTGAGCCAAGTATAGTTAACGCATTAGCTCCTGAACAACAAAACCAAAACGCTCTTGCAAGGTAATTATGGAAGCCGAGAACAATACACGAATTAGCGTGCATGAAGCAGTATGCGCCGAACGATATAAGCGCATTGAGGAATCATTTGATCGTGGGGCTAAACGCA